AGGATAAACCAAAACGCAGATGTACTATCGTTATCTACACCACCGCTTCTGTTTACTCTGCGATATGCGTCACGTACAGGATGGGTCTTACCGTCAAAAGTTATGCTTGTAGGTGATACCGAACCAATGTCTGGAGTCTGTTCTTCTCTAAACCCATAGTATGCTGCGGAAGCAAAGATGTCAGAACCTTCAGTAACTGTTACTACAATACCTGCACTTGCTCCGTACCACTCATTGAAAGACATCTCAACACCATCAGCTTTTCCAATTAGTGCGCGGATGTCAGCATCGTTAATACTGGCTAGAGTTCCTGTAGTCCCTCCAGCCTCAATGTGTATTTCATTAAGGGTTATAGTACCGCTACTGGGCAAAGCCATTAGACTGTCCCGTAAGCTGTTACGTTGCCTATTACTGTAAGATTACCAGAAGTATCTAGCTTTGCTTTAGAAGTGCCGCCATAGCTGATAATAAGGTCATTACCTGAGACTGAGAACTGCCAGTCACTTGCTCCACCCTCAATGGTTGGGGTAGTAAGCGCAGGAGATGTTAGGGCTTTGTTCGTCAGGGTCTGTGCGCCAGTTAAAGTTGCAACAGTAGAGTCTATGTTTAGGGTAGCAGATCCGCTGGTAGCGCCACCTGATAGACCTGTGCCTGCAACCACAGCAGTAATATCACCAGTGTTAGTAGTGTATCCAGAATCGTTAGTCCACTGCGAGATGTTGCCTGATTTGTTGGTCAGGGTCGCTGTGCTAGAAGCTGTCAAATACGTTGATAGATCAGGCGGGGTATAAGTAAATACTCCACTAGTGTTATTGTAAGCTAGGTTAGCTGTACCAACAGATGCAACTGTAACGGAAAGATCAGTCAAAGAAATACCGCTACCACCACTACTGGTAATAGTAAAGTTAGGGTATGTACCTGAAATAGAAGTACCACCTGCACCCGTAAGGGCTACAGTCTGGTCAGGGGCAGTGTTAGCAATCTCACCACCTGCTGACAAGCTAATGCCTGTACCTGCGCTTAAAGCTGCTACTACATTAGTTGTGTCCGTTACATCTGCACTAGCTTCAATACCATCTAGCTTAGTGCCATCAGTGGCTACGTCTCGCCCATCAAACGTACTGTTAGTTGTAATAGCGCCTGTCATAGCACCACCAGACTTAGGCAAAGCATTTGTAGCTAAAGTACCTTGAGCAGCCGTGGCATAATCCGCAGAATCAAAAGCCTTAACCTGTGCTAGATTAGTCACCTCGCTGTCCATCAAAGCACCAGCAGCAGTTACGTTTGTTGTATCTGTTACATCAGCACTAGCTTCAATACCATCTAGCTTTGTGCCGTCTGCTGCTACATCACGACCATCGAATGTGCTGTTAGTTGTTACAGCGCCTGTTAACGCACCACCGGCTTTAGGAAGTGCCGCATCAGCAGTTGTGCCTTGTGCAGCAGTAGCGTAGTCTGTAGAGGCTGTAGTGGCAGCAGTGCCTAAGCCTAGAGTAGTACGTGCAGCAGATGCGTCTGCATCGTCAATCAGTGTAGCACCGAAAGCCGAAACAGCAGAAGAATTTAATTTAGTATCTATCTGTGTTTGGATAGGGGAAGTAACACCATCTACATAGTTAAGTTCTGTAGTGGTTACTGTAGCGCCATCTAGTATTTCTAGCTCTGTTTCATTAACACTAGCAGAGCCTATAGTGATTTCGCCTGTAAAAGAAGGGTTAGTTTTGTTTGCTTTAGTAGCACTAGCTACCGCAAGAGCATTGAACTCTGCGTCAATTTCTGTACCCTTAACAATTTTATTAGCATCGCCTGAAGGTAAAGTATCTTTAACCGCAAAGTTAGTAGTTTTTGTATAATTGGACATTCAGACACCTGTAATAAAAGAAAAGAAAAGTAAAAGGGGGACTCCGAAGAATCCCCCAGTTTAGCTTACTTAACAGCTAAGGTGAAGCCTGCTTCTGGACGCATGACTTGAACGCCATACAAACAATCAGCAGTGTAAAGAGTACCTAAGAACTCCTGCTTGTACTGAGTCTGTGAACGAATAGCCTGCTGCTCTGCAAGAACATTAGTGTCCTTGTGGATCAGCTGTGCGCCACGGATGGAAGCACCACCAGTAGTGTCGATAACAGGTACGTTAGTAGATACATATACGTCAACACCGTATAGGTTACCAATCTTGCCAGTCTCTACGCCTTTGCCATTAACAAAGTCAGTAGAAGTGTAGCGATCAATACCCATGATAGCGTTACGCAGTGAAGGAGGAACAATGAAGCTACGGTTGTCCATAGGAACATCTGCATCGTCTTGCTTCTGAATCAGCGCACGGAACGCAGCGTCAGAGAAGTCACCAACGTCAGCAGCACCATCAGCGTCAAATGCTTCCAAAGCACCAGAGGTAGTGTTAATTTGGAAAGAACCAGAGTTAACGTAGCTAGAACCATCGCCATCACCGAAAGACTTAGCCAGTGCAAACAGATCGTTGTCAACCTGCTTAGCCAGACCATAACCTGCATCACCAGTATAGAACTGACGCAGTGAAGCGAGAGCCTGTACTTCGGTAATGTCTTCGATCAAACGAGAGAACTCAAAGTGCTTGTTGATGTTAATCAGAACTTCTGACTCAACAGAGTTCTGGATAGTTACAGCAGTCTCTGCAACTTTAGCGTTAGCTGAACCACGAGTAGGCTTAGGAACGTGAATGGTGTCACCTTTCTTACCAGTCATGCTCATTTTCTTAACGAGGTTAGCCATTACAAGATTGCTCTTGTATGCAGCAATTACTTCGTCACTCCAGATTTCTGGGATAAAAGTAGCTGCGCTAGTGTTGTCTACTGCTCCGCCCATTGCGGGATATACTGATGTAGCCATGATAATACTTCCTATAAAGAGTTAGTTTCGGACTCTCCCCTCTTGATACGCTTGCATGATTTCATCAGACAAGGATAAATATCTTTCAGGGTCGGTCTGCATTAGTTTAATAATGTCTGAGCGTCTATAGACTTTGCGAGTTGCTGCTTCACCACTTCCTTTTGCACCACCTGTTGAGGCAGTCTTAACAGCTTTTTTCCTACTTGCTTTCTCGTTAGCTACAGTCTGAGCCACTGTGCCTTGACGTTCCTTCCAGTTAGTGAAAAGTTCATCAGCAGCTTCATAGTCATACTGTGTATCCGCTTGTGCAAAAAGCTGAGTACGAATCTTTGATCCTTTAATCCAATCAACAAACTTACTATCTTGCAGAATCTGTTGCATGTCAGGATGACGTTTTTGCAATTGAGATTGCGCTGTCTGTTGTTTGTACTGCTGTGTTTGTGCTTCAGCAGCTTTGATTGAAGGATGATTCTTAATCGCTCTTTCGACAGCCTTGTCGGGATCAGAGAAAAAGTCTATATCTTCTTCAGGTTCTTGGGTTGCTTGTTGTGTTGTGTCGAGTTGTGTCTGTATGTAGTTGTCAACAACGGATCGCAACTCCCCTACTTCTCCGCTTTGCTTTCCTAAAAGCTTCTCAGCTTCTTGGTGCATCCTTACAATCTCAGCGGTTGACTTTCCTTTGTACTTCTCAGGGATGTCATCTTCTTGTGGAGTTTCCTGCTCTACAGGTTCCTCAGTCAGTTGACTTGCTTCTTGTTCGTTGTCTTCGTCTTCAGGTAGACGCTCGTCTATTAGTGTTGCCATTATTAAACTCCGTGAGTATTCTCATTATGGAGGTGTATTATGCAGGGCTTCGGTTAGGAGTTGGCCTTGCGCTCTTGTTGTAGTTTCTGTGCTCTATTCTTTTCCCATTTCCTAGTAGCACCCATAAAATCACCAGAGATAGGGTCAAGTTTACTTCGCACAGCACTTACAATTCTGTTAGCTATTTTGTCACAGTCTAAACAAGGTATATGTGTACATTCGGAATCAACAAATCTTTCGTTAATGTGTCCGTCTTCACACTTAAACTCAACCATGATACGCATTATTCTTTTGCGTCTTCTAGTTGTTGTTGCTCTGCTGTGTCAATCTGAGCTTCTAAATTTAGTATGTTCGCTATGACTGAGAGTTGGCCTTTACGGAAGTGCAGGTCTTCTAAGTCTTTAGTTACTTCTACTGAGTTAATTATTACCGCGTTTGAGTTAAGGTCTTCTAACAACTGTTTCCAACCTTCTGAACGAAACATCTCTCTCATGTTACGGTAATATAGTTCTAGTTTAGGGTCAATCAAACTGTTTCTCCTATAAGGACAGTTAAGTTAATAGCAATATACCTTCTTAGTATAACATAAAAGCATAAAAAAGTCAAGCGTTATTTCTTCTTTTTACTTGACTTCTGTGCTTGTTTGTTGTAGATGGCATCCCAGTTACTGGCAAACTTAGCAGAGTCCGTCTTACGCTGACTGCTTCCTTTGCCTCCATGTGTTTGACCTTTCATCGTTTCTTGCCCTTGTGTAGCCCATGTTTAGCATGTTGCTTGCCCTTAGCAGTGGCTTCCTTTTTCTTTTTGTTAGCAGCCGCTAGTTTCTTTTTACCTGCTGCTGTAGACTTTAGCTTACTAATGGTCTTAGAAGGTGCGTAGACCTCTCCAGTCTTGCCGCTAGGCTTGCCAGAGGGTGTACGCCACTTCTGCTTAGTCCACTTCTTTAGGCTCTTCTGTGATTCTTTTAGTGCCATTATTTATAGCCTCCACCTTTTGCCTTGTACTCCTTGGCTAACATCTGAGCTTTCCTAGCAGACCATTGACCAGCGTTACCACCTTTAGTACCTGCTTTGATCTTATTAAACAAGTTCTTACGCATAGTGGGCTTAGTATAGTTCCCTGCTTTGTTTACTGTAGACTTCTTGGCTGGCATATTACTTACCTTTTTTAACTGGCTTCTTCTTAGGTGCTGTCTTTTTCTTCTTAGGTGGACGACCTACTTTACTACCGTATGTACCTTTACCGTATGGCATAATCTTCTCCTATAACCCTATTAAGTTCCAACCATGATTGGCTATTGCATTGAGAATAATAACGAGACATGTAGCCATATGAGTAAACCACCAAAAAGTCCTAATACCAGCAACAATATCAGCTTGCTTATCTGTCTCACCAACTTTCTCCCCTAGGCTTTTAGCCCAAATTCTCCACCATCTGTTAACTACCATTTAGTTTTATCCGCCCAAAAAGCTGCTGACATTTTACCTTTTGCTATGTTCTTACCATGTCGTGCTTTAAAACTTGCACGTTTAGCTTTCATACGAGCAGATTCACCCGCTTTGGGTTTTCCTGCTGTGCTTGCCCCCTGTTCTCCAAACCTAATTGTCTTAATTTTGTCACCTTCTTTTGCCACAACAACATGGCTTTTCTTTGGGTGATTGGGGGTACGCTTCGGCTTATTGTATCCACTAACTCCAGCCCTAGCTAGTCTTGGGTCTTTTTTTACTGGCATTTTTAGCTCCTGTATTATCAGCTATTTGTTTCTTTAGCTGTACAATTTCATTGTTTAGTTGCTCAAACTTTACGTTTATCTGAGCTACCACGTTTTCTAAATCCCGTGTGCTAACCATTACTGTAGTCCTTGTGGTGGTTTCGGAGGCATTCTCTGTGGCATAACTGGTGGTCTTGGAGTCACTCTCTGTGGAATAGCGGGTGCTTGCGGTTCAGGAGTTGCTTCTACGTTGCCTTCCTTAACCGCTATTTCTCTCTCCTTCAACAACTGCTTAGAGATTTCAAGACGTCTCTGAAACTCTTTGTCGTCTGCATCGCCAGCTTTAAGATTAGTAGTAACCGCTTTAATTCGATCAATCTCAAGCTCCTGCGGAATAGCCTGTGCTTCCATTCCCAGCTTCTGCGCTCTAGCTTGTGACTCTTGTGCCTGTCCGTTAAGGGCAGCAGTTTGTGATGCTTGGAACTGCAACTGTGCTTGCTGTGCCGCCTGTGCTGCTTGCTGTGCTTCTGGATTAGGCTGGTTAGCTTGTTCCAAAGTAGTAATCAACTCTTCACGGTTAGACAGGTTCATGTTATCAATGATAGACGTTACCAGCTTAGGATACATAGGCTGATCAGGTGACATAGTTTGTAACAGCTGAACAAGCTGTGTAACTTCATACTCACGAGCAATGATGCCCAAAGAACTAGAAGTGTGGAACTTATAGTCAGCTACTGGGTACAGCTCAGGTTCAAACTGCATGTAGCGGTAAGCGGCTTTCTGTACGAAGGGAATCAGGAAGGAGTCTTGGAAGTTAATCAAGGTACGCTTGTGGCGCTTAATGATAGCACCTAGTGACATAGAGACACCAGCGGCAGTAGACTCACCATTTATAGAACCTGCAATACCTGCGCTATCTATAGCACCTGTAGCTGTTTGTACCATAGTCTGTAGTGATTGCGCTTGTGCAAAGGTAATCTGGTTGACCTGACCAAAGTTAAAAGGCTGTAGAATCTCAGCAGGGTTTCCGTTAGTTAGTATGGTCTTTCCGGGCTGTATGCTTGGTTTAGCGCCTCTAGGCATACGAGAAGCGTCCATAGCCATCATTGGGTGGATGGTTAGAGCAAGAGCGTCAATTCTAGCGCGTAGTTCTGCGTCTAACGCCTTTTGACTGTTATACCCTTTCTCACATACTCCTCTGCCCCAAAAGCGGCTAGGAACGACATCCCAAGGAAATGAGACAACAGGACGATCCTGCATCATGTAGGGGTTCTTTTCAGCCTTAAGCAAAGTACCACCATTAGCAATAACAATCATTGCCTCAGTGTAGTAGCTTTCTTCTTCTTCACTTTCAAACTCTACTATTTCTTCCTCTGCGTCCTTGTCTTCCATAGCTTCTTTAAGCAAGTGCGTAGGAACAAGACCATAGTATTTAGTCAGTCTAATCTTGTCTTCTGAAAAGCTAGTAAGGTCTTGATCAGGCTCTAGGTTAAAATCGCTAGTTGCTTCTGTAAGCGGTACGTCACGATACACGCCCTTCTCTTGTAGTTGTTCAACCAAGTGGCTAGACACATACTCATCTACAGCACAACCTAGTGCAGAGTCAATGTCTGTAGCTACTGGATCAATTAGGAAGTTTTGTGGCATAACAGGACGTAGCTTAACACAAGTACGATCCTTGATGGTAACACCTACTGCTTGTAACTGACCACCCATAACAGGTTGAGAAGCAGGAGCCATTTCTTTTTCTTCTTCTATAACAACTTCTGCAATGCCTGTACCAAACACTGCTGCGTTAATTAGACACTCAGCTACGTTTTTACGAACTTTGTTCTTTGCAAAGTCTTCTTCCAAATAACTACGCAAGGCTGCAATGTCGGCAGGGTTCTGATCTCTGACATCATCTTTAATGTCAAACCACTTACCACGACCAAACGTAGCTTCCTCTAGTTCCGCAACTGAGGACTCCACAGCTTGCTGTAGCGCAGGAGAAATAATCTTAGATCGCTCTGACTGACGGGTCTGGTCTTGTGCTGACCAGTGACCACGCCATAGGCGATAGTATTCTTCAAATTTTTCGGAGTAGTTGGCTTCGTAATGATCTCGCCAATCATCACACTTGTCCATTACCCAACCTTCAATGTCCTGCTCTAAGGTGAAGTTGTCTGCGCCTTCTAGTTCCATAGTTAGTATCCTGCGTATTTATCTAAGAATTCGTAGTCCTCTTCTTCATAGTCATAAGCATAAGAGACTTTGGCTAACTGGTCTATATATGCTAAGGAGTCTATCAAGTCATCATGGACTAATGGATTAGGGAACTGAAACAACTCGTCTAGGAACTGAGTATTCCACTTGCCCTTGTTTAATGTAATATTGCCGTGTTCAAAGCGTCCTTGTAACGCCCACACGATTCTATCTGTCTTCTTCTTGTTACCGTGGGTTAATTCTTCTATGCGGAAAAAGCGTTGATTGCTCTTCATTTGATCGTTCAAGTAGGGAGCAACAGCGTTCTTTAACGCTCCTTTTTCAATTCCAACCGCAACTGGTTTATAGTCTCGTACCGCTTGGAAGATACGTCTGGCGGTCTCTTCAACGCCCCAGCGCCCATGTATGATATTACTAACCCACCAACCAGAAGGCCCAGCCTTAACCACAGCAATGCTTGTCTGATCAAGTCTTTTAGTTTTGGTAGTGACTTTCTGTACGTCTGCAAAGCCTGCCAAATCGACAGCAATATAATACTCACCATCTGTTGGCTCCTCCTCGCTAAACTTAACATCATCTTCTTTAAAGAGTTCACTACCGTGGGCCTCGAAACTTGCCATAAACTCCTGTCGGAATGAGAAGGCTGACATACTCTTCTCAGCAGCTTCAATTTCTTTAGGGTCTAGCAACGGGTTGTCAAAACTAGTGTAGTGATAACCTTTAAACGTGTCGTCTTCAGATACACTAGCATATTGGTATAAGTCATAGAAGTGGTTACGACCCATTGGCGTACCAATGAACATCGCATCACCCTTCTGATCCGCAAGAGCAGGACGCAGGATCTGCTCCCAAACCTCTGGCTTCATGTCAGCATACTCATCCATGACCAAGAACTTCAGACTAACACCACGCATAGTCTCAGGCCTATCAGCACCCTTCAGCGTCAACAGCGCACCGTTGATAAACTTAATCTGTAGGTTGTTGACATGGCTTGACGCTATAACACTATGGCCTAACTCCAGCAACATCTGCCACATGATGTCCCTAGCCTGTCCCTGTGTAGGGGCAACGTAGAACACTTGACCTTTCTTGGCTGACAAGCAGTTAAGTATTAGCGACCAAGCGGCTAACCTACTCTTACCTGTACGTCTACCTGCCGCTATCACTTTAAAGCGTGTAGGGTCGTTGTAGACCTCTTGCTGCCACGGCAGTAACTCAACTTTTAAATCAGTCAATGGTTACTTCTGCTTCAGTCTTGATAACAACCCTAGCACCACAGGACAACACAGGCTCATTAGCATTATTCTTCTTGTTAGAACGTATGATGTGCTGATTGACGTGGATATACTTGATAGTCATTAGTACGTCCACATTACAGGAGACTCGTTAGTGTCCAAACTGCGGATGTCAACATGCACAAAGCTAGAAGCAACTCCGATTCCTGAAAAGCCCATCGAGATAGCCTCTTGAACAATCCTAAACCGTTGTGTACCATCGTTAACTTTAATGTCTGCTGCAATGCCTTGGGCATGAGTTCCTGCTTTCTCCTTTTTTGCTTCGATTGGGTGGTCTTTACTTCTAAAGCCACTCGTAATAACGAAGGGGAACCCACAGCGTGCACGTAACAAATCTAACTTCAGCAACAACCTGTCGCTAATCTCGTTCTCACCAGTGTATTGGCAAGCAAACTCTTCCCTAGTAAAGTAATCTAAGTCTTGATTTATATTATACATCTGTATATTCCCCTTCAATGGGTTCCTCATTACCGCTTATGACAGTGGTCTCGCCACCAACGCCAGTAATGGAAATGTTAATGGCGCTTTTGCCGCCACTAGCCTTATCCTTTTCAAAATAGCTGACAGGCAATAGCCTATCCATGCACAACTTCCACGCTGCTGCTTGATTCTTATGGTCATCATCTAACGCTGCTGACAATATAGCATCTAATACCTTCCTACTCTTAGGAGATGCTAACATTCTAGCTTTGTATTCATTAATAACCGCAGCATCACCCTTGGGACGACCTACTGCATTCCGCTTACCCTTGGTTTTTGATGATACCATGTTCTTTTTAGGCCGCCCAACCCGCTTTGCGGGCTGACCACCATTAGGTTCTTTACTACTCAAGGCCTACTCCTATGGTTATCTTAAGTATACTTAAGTATTCTTTAGTATTATACTTTAATTATTTCTTTAAAGATAATTCTTAAAGCCTTCTTAAGTACACTTAAGGCGCTTAGTTACCTTAGTGTCTTTATTATACTAGATATTATAGCATATTTCTAAGCTAATGTCAAGCAGTATTTACTATATATCCTAATGTTTCTTTAGACCGCCAGACTAGCCCAAAGTTCCCCACACATGTCATTCTTTTTTATTCTAATGATGTCCCTTCTTATAACCTATGGCTACTTAAGGGCCAACTTGTGTTTCCTTATGTATATCAAAGGCTTACAAGTATTCACAAGACTTATACAGGTATCCTAATTTCACCCTTTTTTGTATACCGGAGGGTACTACATAAGATTACAAAAGTTATCCACACCCCCCGTGGCCTTTTATACACAGGTTTTCCACAAGTTATCCACAGGCTGCAATGTTGGCACGGGTATTGCATAAGATTCCACAAGGCAGAGTGTGAGTATGCCATAGGATACCTATAGACCACACAAGTTGGCACAAGTATTGCATGGCAAGACACAAGCCAAACACACGTATAAAGGTAGCAGTATCAATTTGCGACATGAGTTATCTATTTGCGACAACACGCTTGCACCTACTGTATAATTGGATACAATAGCCGCACACTAACAGAGGACAGACCCCATGACTACATTAACAATCAAACAAGCTAAAAAATTAGGCCAAGATCTAGTATCAGGTACAGCTGTAAAAGCCAAAGTGACTACAACAGTCCAAACGCTATATACAGCACACTGTGGCGGTGACGTCAAAGCCGACAAGTCACTTGATTCTAAAAGTCTTATACTTCCCGAAACACTCTTAGTTGCACTTTGGGAGCAATGCGTTACAGACAAGCCAACACTGGCGGTCATACGTTCCATTTTTAACAGAGTCACCAAAGCTGTACACAAGGAACTAGATATTGATAAGCCGGCCCTGTGCGTTAAAAATGGTCAACTGGTAGAGGTACAGAAACGCGGTCGCAAAGGTGGTGGTGCTGAAGGTGGCGAAGGTGGTGAAGGTAAACACACTATTAATGCTGAAGGCAATGCCGTACCTACTAGGGAGCAAAATAGGGAGCTAATGTCGAATTTAAAAATACTAGCAGAGCTACATGACAAGTCGAAAGATGTAGCGATAAGATCAGCACTGAAGTTTGCAATAGCAAACCTAGTTTGATAGCTATATACTAGATGCCGTGCATACACTGGCGGCATTTGTGAATAGAGTTATAATAAGTTACAATTATTAGGAGTATATAAAATGAGCGCACAACCTAAATTCAGTAAACCTAGCAAAATGCCGTGCCGTAGTTGGTCGCTTGAAGCATTGACAACGTGTCCGGCTAGTAAAGATAGCAACGGTGATTTAGTACCGGCTTGTAAAGGATGTTATGCAACGAGCGGAAACTACAGATTCCCCAATGTAAAAGCACCGCGGCTACACAACCAAGATGATTGGCGCAATGATGATTGGGTTGACGCTATGGTGGCAGAGTTGGATAATGATAGGTATTTTCGGTGGTTCGATAGCGGCGATATGTACGACATCCGACTTGCTACAAAAATGTTGGAGGTAATGCGTAGGACCCCTTGGACTAGGCACTGGCTACCTACTAGGATGCACAAGTTCAACAAGTTTAAACCAGTGATTGCATTGATGGAACAATTACCAAATGTTGTTGTCAGACTGTCTAGTGATGGCGTACTGGGTGAGACTGTGGACAATGCCGCGAATAGCTCAACGATTGTACCAGACAGACGCTATTTGACAGACAATATGGAACTGTGCGGAGCTAGTACGCGAGAAGGTAAGTGTGGAACGTGCCGCGTATGTTGGGATAAGTCTGTATCAATAGTGGCTTACCCTGCCCACGGCAAAAGCATGCTTAAACAAATCAGCAACTTAATAGAAACTGTAAACTTATAACAAGTTACAACTAGAGGTGATTTATAATGAAGACTAAAGGCGAAGTGATTAGATTTAAACTAGAGTTGATGGCGATGCTGCTGGTATCTGGAAGAGAGGAGCAGGCGCAGGAGTCGCTACAGCAGGCACTGGACATATGCGATACCGTAACTGAACAAATGCCAGAGGAGGAGGCAGTATGATAAAAGCACACTTACACTTGATCAAATGGGGCCTCGCAAGGGGCTATACAATAGAGGTTGACATTGAGGGCGAACACGAGTATCGAGGTACTAGCTACAAGGAAGCGAAGGAAGCCAGCGAAGCTGGGGATATGGGCTGCATATATCTGATAACTGGTGAAGGCGAAGCTGACTATTCTTACTTTGGCTACATGCACGAGTGGAAGCAAAGCCCTGATGAAATAATCTATGACTACGGTGTCGATGCTGTCGCTGAAGCATGGGCGGCAGATTACGAAGCACACGTACAGGGAGTAGAATAATGAATAGCGCAAGACGGATTAAGAGAGTAAGGGAACAACGCAGAGAGGCTCGCTGGGCTTTCTTTACAGAGGTGTTCGGATGGTCTACAATGGCCGCAGTTACTTACATGTTGTGGGCGGGTGTGTTCTGGATGATAAGCACCCCTATGTCTACAATTATTAATTGAGGAGTGAAGTTATGAGCAGGTGGCAAGATTGTCACGGTGATGAGGATTTTAATTACTCACCAACAAAACACGAGATAGATGAGGCGCTGGCAGATGAACGCGGCGATGATGAATGGTTAGAGGAGCAAGAGTAATGTTTGAGAGAATAGAAACACTGGTTCAGCTGTGGCATAGAGACCGCAACTTAATTGCTGGGTCTACTGACAGAGCACAGTTCACTAAACTACAAGAGGAGGTGGAGGAACTAAACCAAAGCATAACTGACGGAACCAGCCCTATAGACGACATAGGCGACATTCTTGTCGTCCTTGTCAACATAGCAGAGCGCAACGAACTGACGCTCACGGAGTGTATGGAACACGCATACAACGAAATAAAACTACGCCGTGGAAAGATGGTTGACGGTGTGTTTGTTAAGGAAACCAGCAGCGAAGTACCGTTGACCCCTGAAGAGCAAGACTTTCTCCAAGGGTTTAAAAGAGGCTCGACAAGCACTACAAAAAAGCCCTCAGCTTACCAGCGAGGAGTTAGGGCGGGTATATTACACAAATATGGAGGTAACAACTAATGAAGTTATTCGGTAGACTGTTGAACGTAGAGTTTATTAACGGGTGCGGTGTGTTTTTAGAATTTGCTGACAGCCGCGCAGTATGGTGTTACAATAGCGAAACAGACGAGACGGTAGCGATGCCCTTCGAGGGTATCATGTTACACCTACCGTTTGTTTTAATTAGCTATGGTCGCGTATATGATGAGGTTGAATTATGAGCAAGATTAAAGAACACATGATAGGCTATGAACCAAGCGATTGGATTGAACCACAGGCCCATGTAATGGTTGACGAGTTGATTGAGTATCAGGTATACTGTATGTCATTATCTGAGTTGACATCCCGTGTAGCCCAGCAGATGAGAGAGGAGTACTACAATAACTCCTATACAGACATGGTACTTAAACACAATGAGGTATTCCCCAATGAGTAGATGCAAAGCGTGTGACGTTATACTGAACGAGCATGAACTAAAACGAATAGACCACCAGACAGGACACCACCTTGACCTATGCAATGAGTGCGCTTCGTACTCTAATGATGCGGTGTTGGAGGAGGCCAACAAAGTTTTTGACAATTTGAATGAAGAGGAACTTGACAGGATACTGAATGGCTGATATAATATTCAGGTATTAAAGGGAAATGTTTAGTAATAATCTTTAAAGTTTTAACCAAACGATACTTAAGTAGTATCAAACCACAACCTAGAAGGATAGTAATCATGGCAGTAGTAGAAGGCACAATAGCGTTTGAAAACCTAGACACCCACGAGATGTATCAGGGTCAGTCCACTGGCAAGTATTCAGTTGTCATTAGCTTAGATGATACCACAGCAGATCAGTTGGCTGGTATGGGTGTCAAGCTACGCGAGTACGAGGGTACTAAGCAACGTAAGTTTAGTACAAAATATGATGTACCTGTGATGGACGCAGAGGGTCAACCCTTCGCTGGCCGTATTGGTCGCGGCTCTAAGGTACGTTTGCTTTGGGCAGAAGGTCAGCCCCATCCTGTACACGGAACGTCCACCTACCTTAACAAGATCAAGGTACTGGAAGTAGCAGAGCAAGCAGAAGGCGAGGACTTCTAATGACAGCGGAGTCTACCTTTGTCCAACACGAGTCATGCCCTTCGTGTGGCTCTAAGGATAACTTGGCTAGGTACTCCGATGGACACGCCGTCTGTTTCTCAGGCGGCTGTTCACATTATGAACGGGGCGATGGCACAGTTACCCGAATACAACAACGACCAGCGAGGTCATTAGAGATGACAGGAGTTATAGCGGCAATCCCTGACAGGCGTATCAACCAAGCCACAGCACAACGCTATGGTGTCACAGTTGAGTACGGTACTGACGGACAGATTGTCAAACATCATTACCCGTACCATGACAAGGACACCGGCGTAGTTACAGGCACCAAGGTACGGATAGTGGAGAACAAATCTTTTTATGCGACAGGAGGTTTCGATAATGCAGGGCTCTTCGGCCAACAGGCGTTCAAGGGTGGCGGTAAATACATTACGGTCACAGAGGGCGAGGCAGACGCACTGGCAGTCAACGAGATGTTTGACGGCAAGTGGCCGGTTGTCTCCATCAGATCAGGTGCAGCAGGTGCAACCAAAGACATCAAAGCAAACCTCGAATGGCTAGAGTCCTTTGAGAATGTCGTCATCTGTTTCGACAATGACAAGGCAGGACAAGAGGCGGCGCGTTCAGTCCTTGATCTGTTCACTCCCAACAAAGCCAAGAATGTTTGCTTGCCTATGAAGGATGCAGGTGACATGCTTAAGGCACGTAAGGTTCAGGACTTTGTTAAGGAGTGGTGGAACGCCAAGACCTACCAGCCAGATGGTATTGTTGCTGGCAATGAGACTTGGGACATGATCATCAAGCAGTCCAACGTCAAGTCCATTGATTATCCTTGGGCTTGTCTTAATGAGTACACCCACGGCTTCCGCAGACAGGAACTGGTGACGATCACTTCAGGCTCAGGCATGGGTAAGTCACAGATTGTCAGGGAGTTAGAGCATTACCTTCTGGGTGCGACAGACGATAACATTGGTATCCTAGCACTGGAGGAGGACATCCCCAAGACAGCGTTAGGCATCATGTCTATCGAGGCTAACAAGCAACTGCACTTGGACAAGACAGTAACTCAGGACGAGAAGAAGGGATACTGGGACAGGACGATGGGGTCAGGGCGTATCTTTATGTTCGATCACTGGGGCAGCACCAATGAGGATAACTTGCTAGGACGCATACGCTACATGGCTAAAGGACTGGACTGCAAGTGGATTATCCTTGACCACCTCAGTATTGTTGTCAGCGATCAGGACAATGGTGACGAGCGTAAGGCCATCGACAGCATTATGACCAATCTCCGCAAGCTGGTTCAGGAGACAGGCGTGGGGTTGTTCCTTGTGTCACACCTACGCAGACCAAGTGGAGCCAAGGCGCATGAGGATGGCGGCAAGATCAGTCTGGGAGAACTCAGAGGTTCGGCGGCGATCGCACAACTTAGCGACATAGTTCTGGGGTTAGAGCGAGATCAGCAACACGCTGACCCTGAGATACGGAACACCACCTGTGTGCGTGTGTTGAAGAATAGATTTGTTGGACTGACGGGCCCCGCATGTTACCTGTACTACGATAAGGAGTCTGGTCGCATGATCGAGACTAACTGTCCAGTACCGGATGATAAAGCGGAGTTTTAGTAATGGATAAGATTGTATTCGACATAGAAGCTAACGGCTTGAAGCCCGACAGAGTGTGGGTTATTGTTGCCTATCACATGGGGTTGGAGGAATACTTTGAGTTCTCTGGTTTTACTTTGTACGACTTCAATCAATGGCTATTAGATCAAGGAGAGTGCGAGATCATAGGTCACAATATTATTGACTATGACATACCTGTTCTTGAGCAGATACTAGGTACAGACTTCAGCAAATGTAAGATTACAGACACGTTAGTTATGTCACGCTTGGCTAATCCACAGCGAGACGGTGGTCATTCACTAGCTAACTGGGGTGCTGTATTAGGGCAACCAAAAGGAGAACATAATGATTGGGATAATTATTCGCAAGACATGGTGGACTACTGCGTACTGGACGTTAAGGTTAACGTGTTGGTGTACAAGAGATTACTTCGTGACCTTGATGGATTTGGAAACGAAAGCATTGATCTTGAGCATCGAGTACAACATATTATATCGCAGCAAATTAAATCAGGGTGGACGTTAGATCAAGAGAAAGCGTTTATATTGTTAGCAGAACTAAAGGAGAAAAAGTATGACCTTGAAGATGAAGTGTTACAGACTTTCAAACCGTTACCAACATTTGTCAAAGAGATTACCCCCAAGACTAAGAAAGATGGTACGCATTCGGTTGTTGGGCTTAAGTTTCTAGGCGAACAATGGACTACTGTGGTCGCACCCTTCAGCCGTCTTGACTACCCAGTGTTTAACTTGGGTTCACGACAACAGATAGGGCGTTACCTACAATACTTTGGCTGGAAGCCTAAGCAATTTACTGAGACAGGACAAGCCATCGTAGATGAGGCGGTGCTGAGAAAAGTAGAAGGCATACCAGAGGCGGCTCTGATTGGTGAGTACCTTATGATACAAAAGCGCGTAGCACAGGTACAAAGCTGGTTAGATGCAGTAGAGGACGATGGTAGAGTACATGGTTACGTTAACGCTAACGGTGCAGTCACAGGACGTATGACACACTCTAGCCCCAACATGGGTCAGGTTCCAGCAGTCTACTCCCCTTACGGCAAGGAGTGTCGTGATGTATGGACAGTGCCAGAAGGTTATAAGCTGGTAGGTATGGATGCTTCGGGTCTGGAGTTAAGGATGCTGGCTCACTACATGAACGATGAGGAATACACTAATGAAATTCTCAATGGAGATATTCACACGGCAAACCAGCTGGCTGCGGGCCTTACAACTAGAGATCAAGCAAAGACTTTCATCTACGCTTTTTTATATGGAGCCGGTGACGCTAAGATCGGAAGTATCGTTGGAGGAAATGCAAAGGACGGTAGAAGACTTAAAGAAAAGTTCCTATCAAACACGCCTGCTCTTGGAACATTACGAGAACGAGTTGGAGTGGCAGCTTCAAGAGGCTATGTTCTTGGCTTGGATAGGAGACGGGTCTTTATACGATCAGAACATGCGGCACTGAACAGTTTACTACAATCCGCAGGCGCTATCGTTATGAAGAAAGCCTTGTGTTTGTTGCAGGAATATGCTACAATATGGGGTATACAACACAACATTATAGGAAACATTCACGATGAAATCCAGACAGAAGTCAGACAAGAGAAAGCAGAGGTTTTCGGAAGACTGGCAGTCAGCTGTGTTGAAGCAGCAGGACACCACTACAAACTCAACTGCCCTCTCGCCGGAGATTACAAAGTCGGAGACAGCTGGGCAGACACCCACTAAACAATGTATTGATTGTGGAACAGAGCTTACGCTAGGAGGTAACTGGACAGAAGCTAGGCAGAATCAGGGGAAATATGTTTGCAAACCTTGTTGGAAAAAGAGAGATGTAAAACGTATGTGGGTCAATGGCAAGGAAGTAAAGAAGACACACCCTCTTTACAAAGCGGGACGTTACAAGGGCTTTGAGGATGCAGCCTTTAGTTCCTTAGAGAACTTCAAGGACAACCCACAGGGTCAGGTTTATGTTATTACCAACCCTGCGTGGGAAGGTTGGGTCAAGGTAGGGATGGCAGTGGACGCAGAGGATAGAGCAGGTAACTATCAAACATCCTCACCTTACAGGGACTATGAGTTAGCCTATGTGGTAGACACACCAGACCGCAGGGCTACAGAGGCTGAAGCACACAAGCGTTTGTCTGACGTTTTTGAACAGCGCAACGAGTGGTTCAAGTGTGACGTAGAGATAGCTAAACGATGGATTGATTCTGTCATAGGAGAGTTAGATGAAGCGTGTTGAGGATGTAGTACAGGACATCTACGCACTGATGGAAAGCAAGGATGCTGACCCGTCTGTAGATGTAGAGGCAGAGATAGAAAGGTTCGGTGAAGGTGTCAAGGCATTGATGCGTACTGAGTTTGGTCGGAAGAAGCGAGAGGATAACCGCAAGCTACGCTTGTCAAATATTGGCCGCACCGACAAGTACCTCTGGAATCATGTCAACGGAACAGAGGGAGAGAAGATACAGCCACATACCTATGTCAAGTTTATGTATGGTCATTTGATTGAAGAGATGCTGTTGTTCCTAACACGCATGGCTGGACACAGTGTCACTGACGAGCAGAAGGTATGTAAAGTAGAAGGTATCGTAGGTCACATGGACTGTAAGATAGATGGTATTGTTACTGACGTTAAGTCTGCTAGTAGTTTCGGGTTCAAGAAGTTTAAGGACGGATCACTGGCCTTTGACGATCCCTTTGGCTACATAGATCAGATCAAGGCCTACGCTTATTCAGAAGGCGAGACACAGTTTGGTTGGCTGGCTATGGACAAGGCTAATGGTCACTTGACTTACCTTAAGTATGACCTTGAGGATACTCAGGCTCCTGTGTATGAGATACTGAAAGGTGACATTACTGACAGAGTTAAGCACATAAAAAAGCTAGTAGAGCAGCCAGAACCAACGGAGTGGTGTTACCAACCTGTGCCAGACGGCAAGTCAGGAAACTCAAAGCTCTCTATTGGTTGCTCTTACTGTCAGTTCAAAGACCACTGCTACCCAGAGTTAAGGGTCTTCAAGTATTCATACGGGCCAAAGTTCTTAGTAGACGTAGTAAACGAACCACGAGTACAGGAGATCAAGGCAGATGAAGAGGGCTTTTAGATCAGGACTTGAGAAGGATTTATCAGAGAAGCTAGATGGGCAGTACAAGTTTGAGCCTTATGATCTACCTTATACAGTCCATAAGAAGTACCTTCCTGACTTTGTACATGAAGGCAAGGCGGTACTGGTAGAGTGCAAAGGGTTCTTCAGAGTAGGCGACACACAGAAGTACACCGCTATACGAGACTCTATGCCAGAGTGGGAGTTAGTCTTTGTGTTGTCTAATCCTAACAAGAAGGTACGTAAGGGTGGCAAGATAACAATGGGAGAGTGGTGTGACAAAGAAGGATTCAAACACTTCACCATTGAGACAGCCAAGGAATTGACACGGTATATTAAAAGGAAGAAAGTCTAATGGCCATTACACTAGAAGAACTTAAAGAAAAGATTGTTCAGTCTCTCGATGAAGAGTTGACTTGTGAGTTATTATCAATCACGACATACGATTTAGTAGAGGCCTTTGAACGCAGGATAATTAGAAACTTTGACAGAATAGCAGAGGACTTTGAAGATGAGCATCAATGACGCAACACCCGCAGAGTGGGATAGGACACGTAAGACAGGACTAGAGGCGTGGACTGCTATGGCAGAGGAAGAAGCCGCCCATAGTTCTTGGGATAATGAAGTAGAAGACGCAGTAAACCAACCTACACACTACAACACAGGCAACATAGAGTGTATTGACGCAATAGAAGAATCCATGTCCAGTGTTGCATTCAAAGGCTACCTCAAGGGCAACTGCCTGAAGTACCTGTGGCGCTATGACTACAAAGGCAAGCAGGTAGAGGACTTACAGAAGGCTGGCTGGTACTTAACTAAACTAACTAAGATTGTAGCAAAGGAGAATAAATAATGGAACAGTATCAACAATTTATACACAAGAGCCGATATGCCCGCTGGTTGCCTGAAGAGGGTAGACGAGAAACTTGGGAAGAGACAGTGACACGCTATGTAGACTTCTTCAAAGACCGTGGACAACTTAAGGGTAAAGACTACGACCTAGTTAAAGAAGCTATATACAACATGGACGTTATGCCATCAATGCGCTGTATGATGACAGCAGGGCCAGCGTTAGCCAAGGACAACGTAGCGGGCTTCAACTGTAGCTACCTAGCCATTGACTCACCACGTAGCTTTGATGAACTAATGTACGTGCTGATGTGTGGTACTGGTGTGGGCTTCAGTGTGGAGCGTAACTTCATAACCAAACTACCTGTCATTGCGGAGTCCTTCCACAAGACCGACAGTGTTATCGTAGTGTCAGACAGTAAGATTGGATGGGCTTCTGCTTTCCGTGAACTGATAGCGATGTTGTACGCAGGTAAGATACCTAAGTGGGACACCAGCAAGGTACGTCCAGTAGGGGAGAGACTAAAGACATTCGGTGGTAGAGCGTCAGGCCCTGAGCCTTTGATTGATCTGTTCAACTTCTGTGTAGAGATATTCCAGAAGGCAGCAGGACGCAAGCTAACCTCTATTGAATGTCACGATGTAGTGTGTAAGATTGCTGACATTGTAGTGGTAGGTGGGGTTCGTAGATCAGCCCTTATCAGCCTCTCTAACCTCTCTGACCCTCGTATGGCTAAAGCTAAGTCAGGGAACTGGTGGGAACTTGAAGGACAGCGTAGGCTTGCTAACAACAGCGTAGCATATACTGAGAAGCCAGACTTTGAGTCCTTCCTATCAGAGATGCAGACGATGTACGAAAGCAAGGCTGGTGAGCGTGGTATCTTTAGCCGTGTAGCAGCACAGAAGATTGCAGCACGTAACGGTAGACGCGATAGTGAGCAGGACTTTGGTACTAACCCTTGCTCTGAGATTATCCTACGTAGTAACCAGTTCTGTAACCTGTCAGAGATTGTTGTAAGAGAACGAGATGATCTGGACACCCTCAAGAAGAAGGCAGAAGTAGCGGCTATCATCGGTACTCTACAGGCTACACTAACAGACTTCCGATACTTACGTGGAATGTGGAAAAGAAACACTGAAGAAGAGGCATTGTTAGGGGTCAGCATGACGGGTATTATGGACCACTACCTGCTAAGTAAAGGAGATTCCCCTGATCTGGAGAAGTGGCTTGAAGAAATACGTGATGTGGCTATTAAGACAAACAAGCAATGGAGCAATGCTCTTGGGATTAACCAGTCTGCGGCTATTACATGTGTTAAGCCTAGCGGTACTGTATCTCAACTTGTCGATTCTGCTAGTGGTATCCATCCTCGCTTCTCTAAGCATTACATTCGCAGAGTTCGTAGCGACAAGAAAGACCCGCTTGCAGTCTTCATGGAAGAGAAAGGATTCCCAGTAGAGCAAGACGTTATGTCACCATCATCAGTGGTGTTCAGCTTTCCAGTTAAAGCACCTGAGACAGCAGTGACTACGTCAGAAGTAGGAGCAATGGAACAGCTAAAACTTTGGAAGGCTTACCAGAATCACTGGTGTGAACATAAGCCAAGTATCACTGTGTACTACACGGATAGTGAGTTCTTGCAGGTAGCACAGTGGATATGGGAAAACTTTGATCTGTGTAGTGGGATTAGTTTGTTGCCGTATAGTGACCATGTGTATCAGCAGGCTCCTTATGAAGAGATTACAGCAGAGCAGTATGAGGAGTTGTTAACTACTATGCCAGAGGGTGTAGACTGGGCAGACTTGGGAGACTTTGAGAAAGAAGACAACACGACAGGGAGTCAAGAGTTAGCGTGTGCAGGTGGAGCATGTGAGATAGTTTAGTTATAACTTGTTACAACTGGGGGCGCAATGCCCCCTTTTTTATTCCTCATCATCTCTTGCGACTGCTATCGCTGTTCCTGTAAGAAGACCACCTGTCCCTAGTTTACCTGCGCGTCCTGCTATTTTTCTTTGATCTTCTTTAGACACCCGTATGTCAGCGTTTCCTACTGCTCTTCTGAAATAATCTCTACCTGTTTCACTGGGTCTTTTACGAACCCCTGTCACTTCTTCTAGTCTTTTAGCAGCATCCTTCTGTTGCTTTGTGTTTCCTTTAAATGTAGAGGTATCTGCAAGTCCCGCACGTTTACCGTATGTTCCTGAAGCATAATCAACAGAGACTAAGGGTTGTGCGGTGATTATATTTTCTCCACCTACAGGATTAAGACCGCCTATGTCATGTTTGTCTGAGATACCTACGTATGCTTTTTCATTTACAGGGTCTACAGAAATAAAAGCATTAGCTCCTCCTAGTTCTTTCTGAGAAGAGTTAAATGTTTGTTGCATAGTTAAGAAACTGTCTTCAGGAACAGGCTTAATATCAGCAATCGTATCAGAACTTAACAGAGTCCCTGCATCATCTCTCACTGCGGCTACTCTGGTATTGGTTGTCTTCTTAATAGGTAACTTTTGAAAAGCGTCTAATGCTTTTTGTTCAGCTTTGCCAACTTTTGCTCCGTTCTGAACTTTGTGTCTAGCCCTTAATAAAGTATTGATTGCTGTAGTAGGGTTATCAAAATCTTTTTTAAAGTATTTTCTAAACATGTGAACATCAACAGCACCAGACACCTGCAAAAATTCTACAGTTTGTTCAGGCGTTAATTGTTTTAAGTCAGTACCTTCTCTGGCGTTAAGAGTAGCGAGGTAGCTTTTTCTTGTATTACCTTGTAAAGCCTTCATTGTATTGGGAGCTACAGTTGCTTGACCTGAAGCCTCTGCGCTTCCTACGTATGAAGGATTCTTAATACTAACTGTCCCGTTCTTTCCTCCTTGTGCTTGAATATGAGGAGCGTACCGCTGCGCTACTTTATCAGGTACTGGGTTGGGGTTGTTAGCTCTTACAAATTTATTACCCACAGCATCAGCAATAGTGTCAGTATCTGTAAGGTCGATGCCTTGTTGAAGATATGTTTTGTTAGAGACAACTCCTAGTGGGCTAGTGTCTCTGCCCATTTGACGCATCATAAGTTCAGCGGTTTCAGCAGACCCTTCAGCACCCGCTGCAATTTCTTTTGCTTTTTCAAAAGGGATGCCTGTTTGTCTTTCAAAAGCTACATCTGTAGGAGTAAGTTTACTTTTAACTGTTTTACCTAAAGCTGTTAAGCCTTCACCCGCTACAGACACTGGTTTTAAAAAAGGCGTATAGTAAGGAAGACCCGCCCCTGCTGTCCTACCACTAGCTAAAGGTATTTTTTTATCTGTAGATATGCCCATGGCCTGTTGTAAAGAAGGAGCTTTATCTAGAGCATCTCCAATTATTCCTCCTCTAACATTAGTAGGCATGTTTAAAGCGGTGTCATTAATAATGTTACGTGCGCTTGATAGCATTCCTCTAACGGGACGGACAGCTGCGCCAGCCAAAGGGATGGCGCTTGCATACCCAAGACCCGCCATAAGATAGTCACCCTGCTGTCGTGCTTGCTCTCCTTCGATAACACCTTTAATATCTCCAAGAACAGGAGTAAAGTCTATTAAAGTTTCTCCCATAAATGCTGAAAACTCTTTCCGTTCTTCAGGAGACATTGCAGCTAGTGCTGGGCCTAAACCCGAACCTGTACCACCTAAGTAACTTGACATTATTTCTTACCTAATAGTTTGTCTCTGTTGTATTCTTCTGCCCCACCTAACATGTGGCTATAAACTATTTCACCAACTACAGGAACAGGTTTAACTAGCTTCTCAAAGTCAGGATCATCTTCAGTAAGTTCAATAACACCTGAGAAAGCAGCATTAATAATAGGAGCAGCAGGAGTTACCATGTTGCTTATGAATCCAGTAGCGTCTCCCCTGCTTAGATATTTTTCTGTAGCATACTTACCAAAACCAAAGACACCTAACAACGACCACATTGCTCTATCAGGCAGTTCTTCAGGATCAACCTCTCTGCCTTTCATAATGTCTTTTACTACTCCAGTGCCTGTGTTAGCTACGCTTAAATAGGTTCCTAGTAAAGCAGCATTCTTAGCAGCTGTTACTTTGTTGCCTTTGTTCCATTCTTGTACAATGTTTCTACGTACTATATCGTACTGCTTTAGAGTAAAAGACTTGAGCATAAATAGAATACGCCCATTAGGGTTTTCCAGATATACAGGAGGCATTTCACTTAAAGAAATAGGTTGAACATCTGAAAGAGCGTTGAAAGCAAATAGCTTGACATTCTCTGTTATATCCCCTGCTTTAAGGTCACTAACTAAAGAATCAATTTCGTCACCATATACGCCGCCGTGTTTTTTCCTAAAGGCTGCTTCTCCTTTAGCTGTACGTACCTGACCCTTAGCTTGTTTAAAGGCAGCATTTATTAAAGTTTCTTTACCTAGTTTGTCTGTCCACTTAAATAAACTTAGTCTCATTGCTTTGTCAAGCAAACGAGACGTTGTACGAGGGTCAGCGTTAGTGAGTTCAGCAGCCACTCTATCTAAACCAAGGTCTATAATACTTAACTCTTTAGTACCAAACATTGAGGCAATAGTATTACGTAAGCCGTGTAAAGAAGATGAGATAGCAGGGTCTGCAAGCTGAGTGATTGCTGAGAAAGGGTTAGCAATAGTACCCATGTATCCTAAGTCTTTAACAGTAGCGTTAAGTTTACTAGCAGACTGTTCACCGCCTACAAACCTAGCCTTTAGCAATTCAACTAATTTGTCTTGCTCGTCAGGAGTAAGCTTTTTAGTTTTAATCAAGTTTTCTACATACTTATTAACAGACTGATCGACATCTATAACACCATCATTAGTCTTTTGCGTAGACCCTTTAAAAAACTTACTTACTTCAATGTCGTTAACAGCCTTACGTATGTACATTGACAGTGCTTCTTCAGGTTCTGCATAGTAAGGTAAGTTAGAATCTGTCAGAGTTAGTTGACGCTGTTGGGCAAAGGAAGGCTTGCCTTTACCGTCATGTCGATACCCACGTAACGTACCTTCAATTACTTTATCTTTTTCATAAGGTTTTAAGTTTCTGCCTTTAAGTTTCTCAGCCTTACGTAATTGCTCAGAGATTATACCTTGGTATTCTGCTCCTAAATTTTTACGTAGCCCACGGTAATCTTTAACAAGACGAGGAAAGTAGTTTTCAATTAACTCAAAGCTACGCCCGTTTTCTCGCAGTTCTTTACCTAAGTCCTTCAGCAAAGGAACTACTGTATCAGTAAACTCACGAGCCATTGTTGGACTTACGTTTTTCATCAGCTTAGTAGCTTCATCAAAACGTGCGTTGTACAAAGCCTTAGATATTTGATTCTTAATATTCTTAGGAGCAGACTGTAGGCTTATGAGGAAAGGTTCTACCTGCGCTGTTTTAGCATAAGTTCTACTAGCCATACTATATTCAGTATGTCTTAAACGTCCGAATACTCCTTCATCAATGTTCCTAACCTGAGTGCTTAAGATTCCTGCTAATCTATCTAAACCTTCCATGTACTGACGGCTGACAGCACTGTCTTCTACTAAGGCCTTGTCTACTGCTTTAGCTGCATTGGTTGCAGACCTGTGTACGTTTAATCTTTTACCTGTTTGCTCAAGAGCCACGCCTACTTCCTGAGCGTTTAACCCTGCGTCTTTAAGAATCTGCCAAGGATTGTCAGGAGCTACACCATCAGCCACTGCAATGTCTAGTTCAGCCTGTGCCTTCTCCACTAGTGTATCAGCTTTCTTAGCGGCTACTTTATTGGTTATTTGTTTACTTACCCAACCAAGACCGGGTATTAACACCATACCTGCTGCGGCCATCTTTGCAGCTTTCTTAGTATCAACAACACCTTCCTCTGATAAATCTTCAAGGGCTGACATACCACCAAATAAAGCAGCACCTCTAAGTCCTTGTTGTACAACAGTACGTCCCATAGCTATAGCTGCTGTCAGATCAGTTGCTTGGTTCATAAACACACCACTAACAGCAGCGACACTTGTCTCGTCCTCTACAAAGAAATGACCATAGCGTTCTTGTAATGCTCTATCTCTCTGAAGAAGTCTAGCCTGTCTTCTTTGGTCAGGAGTCATATCCATGTAGCCTTCAACTTCAAACAGTTCATCAGGCTCTGCATAATCTACAAGATGATCTTGTCCTGCTAAGTAGTGAGGACGGCCTGCTGTTAAACGCTTAAACTGACGAAAGGGAAAGTACGTCTCAAGAATATTACTGGCACGTTCAAGAGGCTTCTCGTCTTTGTCAACGGAATAACGCCACTGCTTCCATGAGTTAGCAGCACCTGAGTCTATTATAGTATCTCCAAATACACGAGAGCCTACGCCAACATTGTTATCTTGTAGGAACTTAGAGTTATCAATATCTTCTTGAGTAATAAGTTTACCGCCTAGTTGAGCGTCTTCAGGACTAGAGTAAACACGGATAATTTCGTTTCCTTTTACTCTGTCTCCAGCAAGAATACCATTTTCAATTAAGAAAGGAGACTTTTTAATCTCTTCTAAAGTTAAAGCCCTACCTTCTTTAGTAGTACGTGCGGCTATAGCTTTACGTTCTTCTTCTATAACTTCTTCTGCACGAGACTGTTTTTGTTCTTCTTGAGACTTAGCCACCGCTGCCATGCGCGGATTAAAACCTTTAGGCTGCGGGTCGGGATTAATACTTCTATTAACACCACTACGAGGGTTAGGATTAAGTGCCATGCTTATCTCACTTTATAATGAAATTGTTTGCAAACTTATCGCCTGTCGTTTCTTCAGGCAAGGGTTGTTTTAGAACTTGTCTTAATGCTTGCTCTCTAGTTAAGGTACGTCCTTCATCCCTTGCTTTTGATACGGCTTCTTCTGCTCTTTGGAAAATTATTCTTTTATCCGCACTACTTAATTGATTAAACGGAATATTGTCTGATTCTTTAGGGTCTATTTTACTTAAGACTGCATCATACAATTCAATTTCATTGTCACTTAATCCTGCGTCTGAAGGTTTATCAATAGCTTTTGGCTGTCTAAATAGTATAGTAGTAGCAGCGCCAATATCACCACCGTTAACTAAAAACTCTTGAACGTCTGGCATGTCTAAAGTTTTTGCTCGTTTAATTAGCGTGGCTCTTATTGCTTTATCTTGTTCAACTTGTCGATAAACAGCGGCAGTTTTAGCAGCACCAGCCAAGTCACCAGCAGATCGTTGTAAATTTGCTATTGTTTTTAAATCCTCAGGCTTATTGGGGTCTAGCTGTCCTAAACCAGCACCTATCGTCTCTTGTGTAGACATTTTGCCTGTAAGTCCACGCAATCTCTGGTTCATCTTTTCTGACTGTCGTTGTCCAAACTGCATACGCCAGTCTTGTGGGTTCGTTGCAGAAATAGGCTGCTGTGTGTTTTGTACTCCAGTAAGGAGTCCTAATAAATTTTGCCTAGCCATTTAATCTCACCCTCCATCTTTATCTTTTTTAAATAAGTCAAGAAGACTTTCTAGTAAACCACCACCACCCGTCTCAGGAGCGCCGCCCGGAAGTCCAGCATATATCTCTGCAATTCTAGCTTTATCTAATGCAGATGGTTGTTGACCTAAGAGAGCCTCTAAAAGACCTTCGCCTTGTTGTAGTTGTAAACGGCTTGTTAAGTCTGAAGCTTGTAATTTAGCTTCTAAACCAGCTCTGTTTAGCTGTGAAGACAGCTCTGTACCTGTTCTACGACCAACGTCTGCAAATCCAGCAGGTATTCTACTAGCTTCCAACAGAGACAACGCTTGTTGTTGTGGTTCATAACCTGCGGCCTGTAGCATACCGCCCAGTTCAGCAGATTGAGCTTGTTCAAGCATTGACTGCTGACGCGCACTTAAGTTAGCGCGAGCCATAGCTTCCTGTCGTGCAGTTTCTTGAGCCAGCAACTCAGGAGAAGAACCACCGTAAAGAGAAGAGCCTAGTCCTGAGCGCCCTTGTGACAGCATACGCTCTTCTAACTGTAAACGCTGACGTTCTTCTTCAGGACGCTGTACGGCTCTCATTTGCTCGTATAGTGCCGCTTGTGCTAAAGCAGGGTCTGTACCTACCTGACCGAATAAAGTATCTGCTGAAGCCTGTAAAGCCGTCTGTTGGGCTAGTTGCTCTGGAGACAGTGTGATGTCAAAACCACCTTCAGCCGTAGTACCTACTTTGCCTAATCCGGTAACAGTGTAGGGCTTGAACTCTGTGTCAGTTCCTGCTGTTGTAGCTAGAGCTCCCATGCCTGTTTGTGCTGTATTACCTAACTGCTGTAAACTTTTAATATTTTCATCTTGTAGGGCGTAAGCTCCCCCTGCTCCTAGTAATCCACTTAGCAAGTCTCCATAATTATCAAGAAATTCGCTCATTAGTTAGACCCCCTTAAAAAGTTGGTAATAATTTTAAAATAGTTGTGCATTAGATAAGTCTCCCTAATAGAGCGTGTATGTCAATTTTTTGAATAGAAAATTCTGAACTGTTTATTTGAGCTTCGATACCAATAGTGACTACTTCACCACTACCAGAAGAATTTACTTTGGGGGTTTGTATTAAAGTGCCTTTTGTATATTCAGCAGTAGTGTTGTACTCACTTGTTCCATACTCCGCAATATTGGCTACTGTGCCTGAAAAATTAAATGCTTGTTTAGTATAAGAATCTGTGTAGTCATATCCCCAGTTTAGTGTAACTGCTGTAGTAGGGCTACTAATTAACGTCAAGTTAAACTTTTTTAAAAACTTTAAGTTAGCTGCACTTCCAAAGTCTAAAGGATTACTAAAGTAACTTAACTGATAAGAAACTGTACCGTCTAAATATCCTGTATATTTAACAATGCCTGAGTCTTTACCTATGTAAATGCTTTTATCTTCTAACACAGCAAAAGACAAAGGATCAACAGCTGTCCACGTAGTAACACGATGCGCTCCTGACTCATCAATAGGGCCACGCATATCAAAGCAATACACAAGATTACTTTCACTAAAAGCTAAAAGATAAAACGCCTCGTCTTCGCTGTAAACAGACTTGATAGGACTTGTTTGAGCAAATATAGCATTGGTAATATCGTTGCGAACATTTTTACTAATGTCACGCATAGGCATAGACTTTTCTTGTACAGTCCTACCAAAACTACGTACACCAGAGTCTGATAAAAATATAATGTCCGTGCCTGTATGCTGTACTGAGTCACGAGCTACACAGCCTACACCTTCTACAGTATCTTGTAGTTTAAACACAGCAGTGTCTGCACTAGGCGTATCAGCACCTGAGTATATGACTATAGATTTCTTACCAAAAATAATTAAGAATCCATTATGACCCGCTAAAGAAACTATTTGATCAAAACCTGTAGGCCATACTAATGTTAAGTCTAACGATCCTGAGCTACCGCCATGCCAGTTGCTTCCGTCTAAAAGATCAGACCAATATACAGTATAGTTATTATTTGATACGTCAGCAGCCCATAAACGACCATAAGCAGCTAAAACTTCATTAGCTTGTGGCGCATAGTGAGTTCCGTCTTTTGATTCTATAAGTGTTGTACTTCCCGCAACACTCTTTAATGTAACGTGTTCTCGCTGAGAAAAATAAACATCATTGTTAAAAGTAACTATCTTCCAGTTATTAGCTGTGACAGTATAACCAACAGGTAGAGTCACTTCAGTAAGTGTGGTAGTCCCTGTAAATATCTTATTGTTCCCAGCAGAGAATATTGTTTTAGTGCCGTCTCTGGCAACAAACTCATGTACAGCTTCTATGCCTCTACTGCTTCCTAGTACAGAAGGCCCATTAGAGGATACAGCAGACCAACCCTTACGAGCGCCTACTCTACCGTACTGGTCAATAACACAGTTGTCAGCAATAGCTGCAAAGGACGGGTTAAGTCCTATAGGAGAATCCATAGTGTTCAGCCCAAAAAATCCGGGGGCTGCTACGGTAATGTTCTGTAGTTTTTGTGCCATTTAAGAATACCAGATAGTTTCTTCAGGATGTTGAGCAGCGTCCATAGCAATAGCATCAGCTAGTGTATTATCTGCCAGTGCAAACAGTTCTGCTGCTGATGTGCCACCAGTCTCTCCACGCTCTCTCGCGCCTAATGCAGTGGCTATTTGTATAACAGGTGACGAAGGAATAACTAAAGATGTTGAATCTTCTGTAAAGTCTGCTGTACGTTGAACAACATTAAAGTCTAAGTTATACACACCGTTAGGTTTAGGATACAGATCAACAGTAGTATCTCCGTTAGTATCTACTCCTTTAAAGTTGTAGAACTGCGGGACTCCTGTAGGTGGTGTGGCGATTAAATAAGCATTATTCATCCAAGCAGTGCCACGGTACTGCATCTCAGTTTTTTGTGTATCATTATTAACAGACAACAGTTTTGTTTTATTCTGTGAGCCAGTTAAAGAATAGTTATAAGAAGAGTCAGAAGTAGTAACTGTAATGGTAGTACGCAAAGCAGTCCAATCGTAAGCATCTTCTACTGTTCGTTTAGCATCATTGACAAACTCACCTATAAGTTTAGAGTATGAGTTCTGACCAACAGTGGTTACTTCATCCTCCCGCAGTCTTCGCAATACGCTGTTAACTAATTGTAAGTATGTCATTATTATTCAAACCTTTTTAAACGTTGATTGTTGGTTAGCATTCTCTGAGGCATATTGCGTAACCGTTGTGCTTCTTGTTGTTGTAAAAACTGCTGTATAGGGTTGACTTGTGGTGTATTATAAACAGGTCTTGTAGGTGTAGACATTCCACTAAAAGGTAGAAGTTCTTGTGTAGAGCCTACTTGAGTTTCTAACTGTAACATGTCTGCAAACAAGGAGTCTGTGGTGCGTGTGGCTGATTGTCCTGCAATTCCTTGAACGCCTTGTTGACCTTGCTGACCTTGCTCACCTTGTTGACCTTGCTCACCTTGTTGACCTTGTTGACCTTGTTGACCTTGCTCACCTTGCTCACCTTGTTGACCTTGCTCACCTTGCTGACCTTGCTCACCTTGCTGACCTTGCTGACCATCTACTCCATCTACTCCATCTACTCCATCTGCTCCATCTGCTCCATCTGCTCCATCTGCTCCATCTGCTCCATCATTGCCATCTACTCCATCTACTCCATCTGCTCCATCATTGCCATTACGAGTATCTACAGGATCAGTATCAGTAGTATCTACAACAGTATCAGTAGTGTCTATAACAGTATCAGTAGTGTCTATAACAGTATCAGTAGTGTCTATAACAGTATCAGTAGTGTCTATAACAGTATCAGTAGTATCTACAACAGTATCAGTAGTGTCTATAACAGTATCAGTAGTGTCTATAACAGTATCAGTAGTGTCTATAACAGTATCAGTAGTGTCTATAACAGTATCAGTAGTATCTACAACAGTATCAGTAGTATCTACAACAGTATCAGTAGTATCTATAACAGGATCATCATCAAAATCATCAAAATCATCAAAATCATCACCAAGAATAACAACAGAATCATCATCATCAACAGGATCAGTAGTCTCTGTTGGTGGTGTTTCTTGAGCTTCTACTCTTCCCCTACCTGTCCAAGTACGGTTATCCCAATTAATGTCAAATCTTATACCATCTACAACAACAGTATATGTACCTGTTTCTCCCCATACCGCGCCTTCAGACTGGTTTTCAACAGTGGTGATGTCTTCATATATTTGCCTATCATCCCAAGTCATCTCTCTGCCTAGACTACCCGTCTCTGTTAAAACGATACCCTCATAAGTCCCTCCACCCTCTTGCGCGCCATCGCCACTAACAGTTTCTGCTGCTGCTTGTTCGGCGGCTGCTTGTTCTGCTGCTGCTTGAGCTGCTTCAGCTATTGCTGCTGCTTGTGCTTCTACGGCTGCTTGTTCTTCTTCCGATAATTGAGCCTCTGCTGCTGCTTCGGCTTGAGCTGCTGCTTGAGCTTCACTGGCTCCACCGCCGCCGCCACCACCGCCACCGCCAGCGCCGCCACCGCTACCACCACCAGTGTCTCCTTCTTCATCTTTAACAGGATCAAGGGGGTCAACTTCTATAGGTTCTTGTGCATCTTCAGGGCCAGCGGGTAGTTCTTGCTCAGTCTGTACCTGTTCTGGCTGTGTAGCTATAACTTCTTCGCCAGTGTCTGGGTCTGTAACGGAAGTGTCTACTT